TCGCAGTCCTGCTGCTCGCGGTAGAGGCGCGCGGCCTCAGCTCCGGCGCACGTCGGGCAGTCAGGCGCGCCGCAGTCGCGCAGGCGGCAGCCAAGGAGCGGGCGCGTCAAGTGCGTGCTCACGGGTCAGTGCGATGCCACAAGGCTCTCATTTTCGAGGCTTGCGCGGATTGCCTCGCGGTCGGTGATTTCGTCGGCTTCCAGTTCGCATCCGCTGTTGATGTATCCCGCGGAGATAGAAATTTCCGAACGCATGATCCCGAACATCATCTGAGGCTTGTCCAATTCGATGGTGTAGGAAATCCGCGCGCAGGCGAAGTGGTATGATTTCACCACGCCGCGGAAGGTGTATTCACGCATGTATTTTCCGACGACGGGCGTTCCGATTGTCAGGGCTTCGTTGATTCCGTTTACTGTGTTGGTGTTGTTCATGGGGTCGAATCTAGCGGGCGTCGTCTGCACGTCAATCTCTTTTTATTTTTATTTTGTGGGAGGTGTTCACGGCCACGGATTCCAGAACTCCATCGCCTCAACCGCGCGCAAAAGCTCGGCAAACCCGGCGATGATTTCGTCGTGCGTGAGGCGGCGCGGGAGGTGCGGGAAAAAGTCAAGTTGCGTCATTTGGCGAGTGCGGCGCGGGCGTCAAAAAGCATCACATTCGTCGCGCTGCCACCGTTGCTCACGATGCGTTGCAATACTTCACGCAGGCGCGCAACGTCGGTGCGTGCCTCGTCCCGCTCGGCGGTCGTGAGGTGCAGCGCGAGCAGGCTGTCGTTGTTGCGCGCGATGTGCTCATCTCGCTCGGCGCGGGCTGCGTTGCGCTCGCGCTCCAGCCGCTCGCAGAAGGCCACGATTTGGCAATCGTCGGGCACGTTGTCCGTGAAAATTGCGTCTGTTTCGGGTGTGGGTTGGTCGGTCATTGTGGGATGTGTTTGGGTTATTTCTTTTTGACGTAGCAAAGCAGCGCGGTGTTGAACTCCAGAAAGAACTCGCGAAACGTGCCTTCTTCGCGATCCTTTTCGACGATGATTTTTGCCGGTATCATTCCAGCGGTGGACTTGCCTTCCTCTACTGCGCGTTCCATTTCGATATTCCGCCACACGACAAGCACGTTATCGGCGTTGTCGCGGATGTGCCCGCTTCCCTTGATGTCGTGTCCCTGTGGTGCGTCTGCGCCGGGAGATTTACGAGGGTGCGCGATTAGGTGAACATGCACGCCGGTTGCGCGGCTGTATTCGGCGAGGTCGGTCACGAATTTGTTTTGCGCGGGGTAATCTTCCTCCAGGCCTTCCACGCGCATGAGTGAGTCAATGACGAGGTGCGCAATGCCGTAGCGCGCGTGCGCGTAGTTGATCATCTCGAAAAGCACGTCGCGCGAAATGCCGCCCGTCTTGTCGCAGAACAAAAGATGCTTCGACATTGCTTGCGCCATTTTCTTTGCGTCCCCTTCGTTTGCTACTCTCGCGCCGATGGCGATGATAATCCGGCGAAGAACTTTCGCGGGGGTCATTTCCAAGCTGATAATGAGCGACGGCCTTTTCGTCTGCATCGCAAGGTGAATCATTGCGTAATTCACCACGCTGCTTTTGCCGTGGCCGCTTGTTCCAGTCCACACGGTAAGCTCGCCGGGGCGAAAGTGGAACGATAGCGCACAGTCCCGATGATGCACGGTCTGCGGGATCGTGTGCCCGAGCATTTCCTCCGTGCGAAAGAACTCCCGCGCGCACGCTTCTCCGAAATGCCCTGCGTCGAACAGGTGCGCGACGGTCGGGTATTCGGACGATTCAAGCCAGCGCCGCGCGTCGTATGCCGTGACGTGCTGTTTCAGCGCGTCGTTTGCGTCCTTGTGTGGGAATTTCACCACGCGCACGCGATGCTTTCCGAGCCGAGAGATAGCCGTTGCAAGTGCGGCCTCGGTCTTTCCGTCGTTGTCGAAGCTCAGATAGATCGTTTTGAACGGTTCCAAGTTGTCCCATTCAAAGTCGATCCACGTTTGCCCGCTTCCGTTCGGGATACTGAGTGCGGGGATTCCCCATTGCGCCCACGTCATCGCGTCAATCTGGCCTTCGCAGATCAAGATTTCGCGGGCCTTGTAATTCTCCGGCGTGAGTGACTGCCAGCCCCAAAGCGAGGGCGCTGCGTCCTTGTCCTGCCACACCTTCTTGCGGCCCTTGTCATCCAGCGCGAGTGCCCGATAGGAGCGATTGAGCAACACGCCGCTTGGCGAGTAGGACGGAAACACGATGGCTCGCCTTTCAGCGTCGCCTTGCACGCGGTAGCGATTCACGATTTCCGGCAGGAGCTTCCGCTCGTCCACCATCCAGTGCATCGCCCTTCCGTCCGCGCTGATTGCGGGCTTGTCGTCCTGCGGGCGGGTGTAAGACTTGGCCGGCGCTTCTTCCACGATGCCGAGCCAGCCCTTTGCCTCGGTGATGGCTTGCGGGAGCGAGACGCCCTTGACCGCGCACCAAAGGTCGAGCGCGTCGCCTTTCTGTTCTTGCCCGTTCCAGTCGCACCAGTTCCCGGCGTAGGTGCCGGACAGATGCACAGAAAGGCTTTTGCCGCTTTCGCCATTCACGCCGCCGACGTGCCACGCTGCGCCTTGCTGCCGTCCACCCGGCAAAAGGTAGGTGACGAGGCCAAGCATGTTGCCTGCAAGCCGGGTTGAGACTTCCGCCGCTGAGATTTTCGCTTTCATGCCTCGAAGATTTCCTCCAGTTCACCCGGCGCGCATGGCGGGCGGTTTGCTTCCTCCAGCATCCGGTGCAATTCCTCGGCCTGTTCCCGTGCGGCTTTGTCGCACGCTGCCTTGCGCCGCTCCTGTTCGGCGTGGTCGTCTGCCGTCATTTGACGCGCTGGAGCGGATGCGGTTGAAATTGTTCGCGTGTCCGAAGATGCCCTGTTAAGCCAGTTTGTGAAAAATCGGCGAGTGCATTGCCGTGAATTTGTTTTGCACCACACTTCCGCTTTTGACAGTTCTCGCTTCACGTCCAGATGCCGATACGCCTCTGCCGTTTGAAGTTGTTCCATCCATTCCGAATCACTTGCTGACGGCCTCGGTTTCGAGGCTTTCCCTGTTCCCTGTTCCCTGTTCCCTGTTCCCTGTTCCAGCGGGGATGAGTCGGGGATAGGTAGGGGAACGGTCGGGGATGAGTCGGGGAACGTAGCTAACTCCTTGAGTTTGCTAGTCTTGAACTTGTCTCCCTTTTGGTGTTTCGAGAAATTCACCACATGCCCAACCTCCCTCCCTTCTTGGTCAATTCCGATCCTGATATACCCTATACCGGACAGCTCCCCGACCGCTCCCCGAATCGTCCCCGAGTCGTCCACGAATGGGAAAAGCGCGGCGCGTATCAGAATCGGGTTGGCGTAGAAATACCCCTCGTCGTCCGCAAGATTCAGCAGGCCGATTGCCATGAGTCGCGTAAAATGCGGCAGGCGAGACAGCGTTTCGTGCGCCCAAAATTCCGGCTTCAATGTGCGGATTCTCATGCCGCCTCCAATCCGGCCTTGGCCTGCAACGTCCACGTCTCATGCCAGAGCGTGTGACACTCTCGGCAAAGCGCAATCACGTCCTCGGGGCGCTCAAAGCCCCTGCGGTTGTAGTTGGTGTGATGCACGTCTTTTGCGTCCTTCCCGCAAAAGCACTGGTTGAGGTATCGCTTGATCGCGACAAGCCTGACTTCGTTCCAGTGCTCCGTTTGCAGGTATTCGGCGTATGGCATCGAGCGCAGCACAAGCACGCAGATGGCGGCGCTCTTTCCGGCTTCGTCCTTCGGCAAATCCTCCCATGTTAGCTTCTCAACCGGGATTTTCAGCCACGGTTCTTTTCCAGTGAATTGTGTTCTCATATTCCTCCAAACAACTCAGGCCGACTCACCCCTGAAAACTGCGCCGTGAAACGCTGAGGTGAGCCGGCCTGAATGGATTGTGTTTTTGTAATCACGGTTTAATTTATTACGCCGGTTTTCAGTCGGCACCTTCTCTCTACCGCATCCCCGCGCCCCTTGCAAGCGCAATCTCGCGCGTGCGCGGGCGTGGCGGGGCGGGGTGGTTCTGTGGCGTGGTCATGCCTTCACCGGGTATGCCGTCCAGTCCACGTCAAAGCAGGCTGTGGCGAGCATCTTTGCCAGCGGCTCCACCGTGGCGGGGCGGTAGCGGGCAATGACGGTGGGCCAGTCCCACACGCGG